CTATTGGTATAATTAGAACTTGTCAAGTCTTAAGATAAATGTTATACTATCTACATAGTAGTGATAAAGACTTATGGTAATAAAGACAGGCACTATGGCTAAAAGAAAAAGGTCGGAACACTATGTCAATAATAAGGAATTTCTTGCTGCATTAATTAGATATCAAGAAGATATTGAGATTGCTAAAATTAGAGATCAACCTAAACCAGTTATACCAAGGTACATAGGTGAGTGTTTTTTAAAGATTGCTAATCATTTATCATTCAAGCCCAACTTTGTTAATTACATGTTTAAGGAGGACATGATCTCTGATGGAATCGAAAATTGCGTTCAATACATACATAATTTTAATCCTGAGAAATCCAAGAATCCTTTTGCTTACTTTACGCAAATTATACATTACGCATTTCTCCGCAGAATACAAAGAGAAAAACGTCAATTAGAAATTAAGAATAAGATTATTGAGAAGTCTGGTTATAATGAAGTATTTGATGATAGCAATAAAATTGATGGTGATAAGTATTCGGATTATAATTCAATCAAAGATGCTGTACATGCTAAGTTACGTAACTGATGAAAGTTGCTATAATTACAGACCAGCACTTTGGGGCAAGAAAAAACTCGAAACTTTTTCATGATTATTTCCTAAAGTTTTATCAAAATGTATTCTTTCCTACTCTTGAGAAAGAAGGTATTACCACGGTTATTGACATGGGTGATACCTTTGATAGTAGAAAGGGTATTGATTTTGCTGCATTAACATGGGCTAAAGATAATTATTTTGATCGTTTAAGAGATATGGGCATTACTGTCCATACTATTGTTGGTAATCATACAGCATATTATAAGAATACAAATGAAGTAAATGCAATAGATTTATTGTTGAGAGAGTATGATAATATTCCTGTTTATTCAGAAACTACTCCTATAGAAGTAGGTGGTTTAAGTATTCTTCTTGTACCTTGGATTAATAGTGAGAATAGAGAGAAGAGTGTGGCGATGATTAGTAAGTCACAATCTCCTGTTTGTATGGGGCATCTTGAATTAAATGGATTCAGAGCTACACCAGGACATATGATGGAGCATGGTATGGAGTGGGATATATTTAAGAAGTTTAAAAAAACATACTCTGGTCATTATCATTGCAGATCTAATCAGGATAATATTTACTATCTTGGTAATCCTTATGAGATGTTCTGGAATGATGTTGATGATGAGAATAGAGGATTTCATATATTTGATACAGAAACATTAGAACATACTCCTGTTAATAATCCATATAGACTTCATAAAGTAATCTATTATAATGATCAAGATTATCAGTTGTTTGATGCACGGGAATTAGAAAATAAAATAGTCAAAGTAGTAGTTAGAAGAAAGTCTGATCAAATAAAATTTGATAAATTTGTTGATAAATTATATTCAGTTAATGTTGCTGAATTAAAAATAGTAGAAAATTTTGGACTGCATGAAGCAGATGATTTTGAAGCTTTTGAATCTGAAGATACTATTTCTATCCTTAATAGGTATATTGAGGAAGCAGAAGTTAATCTTGATAAGTCTAAAGTTCAAAAAATAATTCAAGATATTTACCAAAGGGCATGTGAGATGGTATAATGTTTATACTTACTATAGAGGGTAAGGAAAGAGAGGGTGCTTACTCTGTTGCCAACGAAATAGGAGAAAAAGTTCTCTATATTTTTGAAGAAGAAGATGATGCTACAAGATATGCTATGATGTTGGAGGATGAGGGTTATCCTGATATGACTTTACTTGAAATTGAGGATGAAGTACTTCTCAAGACATGTGAGCAAAATGGGTATCATTATACTATCATTACTCCTAATGACATTGTTGTTCCTCCTGATGTGACTGTATCAAATGATTTTATTTAAAAAAATAAAGTGGAAAAACTTTCTTTCAACGGGAAATCACTTTAGTGAAATTGAACTAATTAAAAACTCAACTACATTAATTGTAGGACAAAATGGTGCTGGAAAAAGTACAGTATTAGATGCACTTACCTTCAGTTTATTTGGTAAGCCTTTCAGAAAAATTAATAAGTCTCAACTTTTAAATTCTGTAAATGAAAAGGATTGTATAGTAGAAGTAGAGTTGTCAATAAATGATATTCAATGGAAAGTTGTAAGAGGTATAAAACCAAATATATTTAAAATTTATCGTGATGATAATTGCTTAGATCAATTTGCCAATGCCAATGATCAACAGAAGTGGTTAGAGCAAAATGTTCTTAAAATGAACTACAAGTCTTTTACTCAGATTGTTATTCTAGGATCTACTAATTTTGTTCCTTTTATGCAACTGACAGCTACTAATAGAAGAGAAGTTATTGAGGATTTGTTGGATATTAAAATTTTCTCATCTATGAATAATTTAATTAAAGATGAGATTAAATTAATTAGAGATGAAATAAAAACATTAGATCTTAAGAAAGAGTCTCTTAATGATAAAGTAGGTATGCAAGAAAACTTTATCGAAGAATTGGAGAGTAGAGGTAAGGAAAGAATAGAAGAAAAGAGGAAAAAGAGTAGAGAACTTGGTGATGAAATTTGTGCAGCAATGTTACAAAATGAACATAAAGAGGATCAGGTATTTGGACTCACTGAAGAACAAGAAAAGGTAACAGGGGCAACAAAAAAATTGCGTGAGTTAGGAAACCTTAAAGGAAAAATCTCCAGTAAGGTATCTACCATTACAAAAGAGCATAAGTTTTTCACAGAACATACGGTTTGTCCTACTTGTGAACAGGACATAGAAGAGGACTTTAGAATAAATAAAATCGCTGATGCTCAAACTAAAGCAAAGGAGTTGCAATCTGGTTATAAAGAACTAGAGGAGGCAATTAAAAACGAAGAAGAAAGAGAGCGTCAATTTATTGCCCTATCGAAGGAGATTACTAAACTAACACATGGCATTTCTCAAAACAATACTCTCATTTCTGGATGTCAACGACAGATCACAGATCTTGAATCGGAAATTCAGGGACTTACCTCCCAACTTGCAGACAGAAATACTGAGCATGAGAAGTTAGAATCTTTCAAAGAAAATTTAGCAAAAACTTATGAAGCATTAGCTTCTAAGAAAGAAACCATTCGTTATCACGATTTTTCGTATTCATTACTTAAGGATGGTGGAGTTAAAACTAAAATCATTAAGAAGTATTTACCGTTGATAAATCAACAAGTAAACCGTTATCTACAGATGATGGATTTTTACATTAATTTTACTCTTGATGAGGAGTTTAACGAAACCGTTCAATCACCTATTCATGATAATTTTTCATATGCCTCATTTAGTGAGGGTGAAAAGATGAGAATTGACCTAGCACTTTTATTCACATGGAGAGAAGTTGCTAGATTTAAAAACTCAGTGAATACGAATCTTTTAATTATGGATGAAGTTTTTGATAGTTCTCTTGATGGATTTGGAACTGAAGAGTTCCTTAAGATTATTCGTTTTGTAATTAAGGATGCTAATGTATTTGTTATATCTCATAAGACTGGTATGGATGATAGGTTTGATGATGTGGTAAGATTTGAGAAGGTAAAAGGGTTCTCTCAGATGGCCAAATGAAAATATTAGTTACTGGACATAAAGGTTTTATTGGTAGTCATGTCTTTAATGATCTAAGACATGAACAAGGTTATGGATATTTGGTTGATGGGTTAGATAGACCAGAAGATATTGGTGATTGGGTTGCTCCATCTGGAATGTTTGCCGAGCATTATGATGTTATAATTCACTTAGCAGCCTATGCTGCTCTTAGAGATAGTTTTAAAGATCCAGAAAAGTTTTGGGAAAATAATGTAGAAAAGTCTAAACCTATATTTGATTATTGTAGGGAGCATAATGTCAGATTATTATATGCAAGTTCTGCTGGTGCTCATGGATGGTGGCAGAATCCTTATGCAATGACAAAGAAAGCAAATGAACTTATGGCTCCACCTAATAGTGTGGGTATGAGATTCTTTAATGTATGGGCAGAGAAAGATAGTAGATCTGATATGTTGTATAGAATGCTTCAAGATGATACTGCTGAGTATATTACTGTACATAGAAGGGATTGGATTCATGTTAAGGATGTAGTAAGAGCTATTGCTTATATAATGCCTAGTCAATACATTGGGACAATTGATATTGGTACTGGTCAGTCTACTTCAGTATTGGAATTGGCAAATGCAATGGGTAGAGGGCATCTACCAATTAAAAAATTTACACCAGGAGAACCAGACACTTTATGTGCTGACACAACTGCCTTGCGTAAATTAGGATGGTTCCCTACAATAAATATTATGGATCATCTTCAGACCAATGAAAGTACCCAATTGGATACATCACTCCAAGAAGGAGAAAAAACGAAAACTTAAACCGCAAGCCTTGAGACAGGCAAAAGTTAGGAGAACCGCACTCTTGAGAAAATTCAAGGGTGCTTCTTTTTTGGTATGTAATATATAATACGGTTGCATTAATTACATGGCATCGTATACAATTACACTTAAGTCACCTGATGGCGAGGAAACAACTTTTGATTGTGCAGAAGATGAATATATATTAGAGGCTGCAGAAGAAGCAGGTGTAGATCACCCATCATCATGTAGAGCAGGAGCATGTTCTTCATGTTGTATGAAACTTGAAGAAGGTGAAGTTAATCAAGAAGAGCAAACTTTTCTTGATGATGATCAAATAGAAGAAGGATTTGTACTTACTTGTGTTGCAATGCCTGAATCAGACTGCGTTCTACTTACAGAACAAGAAGAAAATCTGGAGTAACTAATGAAATTAGAAGACGGATGCTATTCTCTTAAACTAGAATGTGCTTTAAGGGATTTAGGATTCGTCGATATTGGATGGAGATGTGTTGCACATGCTGGACTGTATTTTATACAACCTTTCGGATTACCTGATCAACCTGAAGGGGATTTATTGGGGTTCTCCGTAATAAAACAAGAACATTATAGTAAAGCAAGTCAGAAGGTGGTTAAACTATCTCCTACAGCAAGAAGAGCTCTGGACTTTGCACAGTCCAGTTAAATTAGTGTCCACTGTCTGTCACCTTGTCACCTATTGCATGTAATATGGCTACATACGAAACAAAGTTATGCCAGTACAGCAAGAGATTAAGTCACAATTAGCGAAATTGCTTGCCACTGAGGATATTGTGGTTGAGCATAAGAATGTTGAAACAGCACAGTTTAATACAGATACTCGTGTATTGATCCTTCCTATCTGGGAGAAAGCAAGTAATGATGTATATGATATGCTTGTGGGACATGAGGTAGGACATGCACTCTTTACCCCAAATGAGGATCCTCCAAAGGACATTCCTCACAGTTTTTTGAATGTATGCGAAGATGCAAGAATTGAAAAATTAATGAAGCGTAAGTACATGGGTCTTGCCAAATCCTTTTATAGGGGTTATAGTGAGATGCATGAAGAGGATTTCTTTGAATTAGATGGTGAAGATATTGATTCTTTTACTCTTGCTGATAGGGCTAATCTATACTTTAAGATTGGTTCGTTCCTTGACCTATCTTTTTCAGATGCTGAAAAGGAGATTATCACTTTAATACAAAATGCCGAGACCTTTACTGAAACCATCGCAGCTGCAGAAGCGTTATATAATTTCTGCAAGCAGGAGCAAGAAACTCAACAGAAAACCCAAGAACTTCCAGCAAAGGGTGAAGAGGGTTTGGGAGAAGATATGGTCGATGAATTTCCTACAGGTAATAGTGAATCTTCTGGGGATAGTGACTCTGATAACACTGGGGATATTGATTCTCCCATTTCTAACCCTGATAGCGATGGTTCTGTGGAAAGTGGGAACAGTGCTTCTGATCTTCCTTCTGGGAGCAGCGATTATGATGCTGATCCCTTAGAGTTAAAGACTGTCAATTCTCTTGAGCAAAAATTAAAGGACTTGGTTAACACCCATAGTTCTCTTGAGAATGAGTATATAGAAATTCCTAAAGTTAATCTTGATAGTGTTATTATTAATAATAAGAAAGTTCATGAGTACATAGAAGAAACATGGGATACAGAATATGAACGTAATTATGAGAAGTATCATTCTAGTAAAGAGTTCTATGAGAATCATAATTATTTTGGGATAACTGAAAATTGCTTTGAAATTGCTGACAGGGCTTATAGAGAGTTCAAGAAAGATGCTCAAAAAGAAGTTAATTACCTTGTAAAAGAATTTGAATGCAAGAAGGCTGCTAGTGCATATGCAAGAGCATCTACTGCTAGGACTGGAGTTTTAGATACAAGAAATCTTCATACTTATAAGTTCAATGAAGATCTATTCAAGAAGATAACTGTTCTTCCTGATGGTAAGAATCATGGATTGATCTTTATTTTGGATTGGTCTGGTTCTATGAGTAGGGTTATTGGAGATACTCTTAAGCAACTTTATAATCTAATCTGGTTCTGTAGGAAAGTTAATATTCCTTTTGAGGTATATGCATTCACTTATGAGTGGTTCCGTGCAGAGAATTTACTTGATTATAGTTTAGATGTAAATGAGAGAAGAGAGGCTAGAAAGGAAAAACCAAATCATTGTGAGAGAAAGGAAAATGAATTCCATATAGAGAAAGAATTTAATTTGATGAATTTCTTTACTAGTAATGTAAATGGTAAAGAACTAGAGGATCAAATGATTAATGTCTGGAGAGTTGCACATGCCATGTCTTCTCAGGTACGTTCTCCTTATACTTATCCTCAAGCATTGCATTTGTCTGGTACTCCATTGAATGAATCTTTGGTGACATTACACCAAATCATTCCTGATTTTCAAAAGAAAAATAAGGTAGAGAAAGTCCAGTGTATTATGTTAACTGATGGGGAAGCTAATACTCTTCCTTTCAATAGAAAAGTTGAAAGACATTGGGAAGATGAACCATTCTTAGGAACTCAGCAAGCATCTGGAAGATGTGTTCTTCGTGATCGTAAACTTGGTAAAACATATAACATGGGATATGGATACTTTGAGTTTACAAGTGCTTTGCTTAGACATATGCAAGATAAGTTCTTTAATACTAACTTTATTGGTATTCGTGTTCTAGAACCTCGTGATGCAAAGCATTTTATTAGAATGCATTGTGATGGGCGTGATATGCAAGCATATGATGACTGGGCAAAGACTAGAACCTTTACTATTAAAACTGCTGGATATGATGCATACTTTGGGTTATCTTCTACTGCTCTTGCTGATGATAGTGAGTTTGATGTTGATGATGGTGCAACAAAGGCTCAAATCAAAAGAGCATTTGTCAAGTCACTCAAGACAAAAAAACTAAATAAAAAGGTACTGGGTGAATTCATTTCTTTAGTGGCATGATCACATTTCAAGAGTTTTGTTCTCAACTTGACGAGAGCAGTTTAAGTAGAATCAAGGCTAAGTCTGATAAAGGTGGCATGGCAGTCATCTCAGGAAGTCGTGGTGACAAATCTTCTAAAGAAAATAAAGCACGAGCTAAACAATTAGATCGTGATATTAAGGGTAAAGGTTTACCAGGTGCTACTAAGGTAACTGGAAGATGGGATGAGAAGGATGACAAGACTGGTAAGACCACAAAGGTTAAAGAAAGAAGTCATGTAGTCACCTCTGGTAAAAAGGGTAAGAGAAAGTTTAAGAAAGCAGTAAAGGCACTAGGTAAGAAGTATGGACAGGATGCAGTATTGACACAAACCAAAAAAACTGGTACAGTGTCAGCAACTAGAAAAGGTGGACTCGGTAAAGATAAGCAAGGTAGAAATGTAAAAAGATTTACAGCAGGAACAATGAAACCTGGTAGATCATCATCAGATGGTGATACTAAAATTAAAAACAAGACCTTTACTTATGGATAATGATTCTTGAAACATTCTTGATACTTGCAGCAATACCATTTGTTGTTCTAACTTTGTTCTTTGGGACAAAGAATGGTTATTACAATAGTGATGACTATACTGGTGATGGTTGTGCTCATGATGTAAAACGATAGGAGGTGAAACATGACAAAACCTTATGATGATTCCAATTGGAGAGAAGAGTATAAAGGTTATACCTCTAGTAGGTATGAATTAGATCTTCTTGAGAATGGCCCAAAGAGTCTTTCACAATCGTGGATGATGGGAGCATTGCATAATAGATGGAAAAAGATGAAGGGTTATAAAGATCCTGAACCACCTGATGTATCTTCATCAATGAGTGAGTTTTTTGATAAGCAAAAACAATATGAATGATTTAAAAATTTTTAAAAAGGGTGGGGTAAAATTCATTCCTTTTATGAGTAAAAAACCAGAAACACCATTTACACCATATTGGAAGATATTAATAGTTGAGAATGTAATTACAAAAATAGATTGTAATAGACTTAGGAAATTTTTATTAAGTAAACAAGAAGAGGTTCTTAGTATAAAAAATCGTCTTACTGATGGTGGAACTGGTTTAGGTACTGATAGTACAACTGCTAGATGGCTAAGTTATAATGTTTTAAATTGGGATCAGGAAGATATAAAAATATTGAAAGAAGGGATTATTAAAACTCATGATATTTACTATAGATTTGCAGTTGGTAAAGAACCTCCAAAGATAGAGATACCTGCATGTTGGATGAATATTATGAAGAAGGGGCAAAGAATTACAAAACATAATCATTCATACAATGAGCAAAGTTACCTGAGTGGTAATTTTACAGTTGCTTGTGGGGGAACTAAAACAATATATGTAAATCCTGTGGTTCATTACACTGAAAATGAATTAATAGAAAGAGTTGAAAGTTGGGGGCAAGAATTTGAAGAAGAACTTTATGCTTCTTCTAATGAAATAGGAAATCTAACATTGTTTCCTTGTTATGTTCCTCATTTTACTACAGAACATACTTCTGATACTGAGAGAATAACTATTGCTTTTGAAGTGATACCAAAAGTCAATTGAATAAGTGTCCACTAGGGGTCTACCAGACCCCTTTTTCATGTAATATGGCCATATCGACAAAACAAATTAAATCATGGCTTTTGAGATCAAAATGACAAGACAAGAAATCATTGATGGATTAAGAAGCACTTTTGGATCAGAATTCTCAGCAGCTGATGTACGTGGATTTGCTGCTGCTAATGACATTGCTTATGCTACCGTCACTAAAAAACTAAAAGAGTTTAGAGTAAAACCAGGCAAATGGAACCTTGAGGTTACTACCAAAGCAGTAGAGAATATTGAAAAGTCTTTTAAATCACCTGCGGTAGAACCTTCTGTGCAGCAAAATTTAGTTCCAGAAACAGATGATACATTCATCAAGTTTGGTCACTTTAATGATGTAAAGAAAGTAATACAATCAAAGCAATTTTATCCTACCTTTATTACTGGTCTATCAGGTAATGGTAAGACCTTTGGTGTAGAGCAAGCATGTGCTCAATTGGGTAGAGAACTTATTCGTGTAAACATTACTATTGAAACTGATGAAGACGATCTTATTGGTGGGTTTCGCCTTGTTGATGGGGCAACAGTTTG